TTAATCTTTTTCCTGCTTCTTTTTTTCATTTTTTTCCCATGAATTTATGATTGCCTCTAACATGACCAGGGGAAAGCCCATCTTTTCGGCCCGCTCCCCCAGCACAATATAAGGGGTTTTTTCGGTAGTGGTAGTAGGTTGTCCGGAAATCAGCACGACATTTTCCAGGTAGAAATAGCATAGATCAACCTTGAAGGCTTCCGCAAACTTTGTGGCGGTTTTGGTACTTGGAAACTCTTTGCCATTCTCATATTGTGAAATTTTATTTTGCTTGATGCCTGTCAGTGCTTGAAGTTCTTCCATGGTAAGATTTTTCGACTTGCGAATTGCTCTAAGTTTATGTCCAAGGAATTTCAATCCATTCAGTTCCTCCTTTAGGCGACCTGTTCTTTAACTTAATAGTAACATACTGCAATTATTACTGCAATCGTAATGAACATATTACCAATTGACTAAATATTACTGTAAACATTATAATTTCGATAAGAGGTAATCGAATAAAACCAGTTGCGATTTCAGATCATCGGTTACTCTCACCACTGGCTACAATTTATTGTTGCGAAAATGGAGTCTTTTCTCCAATCTAAGAATTAGGAGGATTTGTTTGTCAGAGCAAGTGAAATGCCCTATTTGTGGACGACGCCTTTTTGACATTGAAGAAGATTCCATAGGTCTAATTACAATAAAGTGTATGCAATGTAAACAAATTGCTAGGCTGCATCTAGCGAAACTATGTGAATGTCCCAGGAGACAGAGCGCATAGCGAGGAAATACCGAGCTAGCGGAGTTTTTGTTTACCACTTGGATGCCGGATAAATTGTTACCGACAATTTATCCGGCTTTTTTTGCTTTTATGGAGAAAGCAATTAGCCAGTATGTTAGTTATCGCTAATTCTGCAATACCATAAATGCTTTTGACAATAAAATACATGCATACCGAGCAACGGAACCAAGCGACTTAACCGCCTGAGTTACCAAATAGCCGGATGAAGCTAATTTTTATTAGCTTCATCCGGCTATTTTTTTTTATGCCAAAAAAGGAGAGAAACGATCAATGAAAATCAAGTATGAATTCCTGACAGGAGAAACAGTGGAGATTGAGGTGTCGGAGACAATCGGCAAAGTGTTGACTGGCATTGACAAGGAAGACAAAAACAGTGACCGGAGGGAAAGCCGTCGGCATCATTCGATTGACGCGTTAGCGGAACTGGGCGTTCAATTGACCGCTACCGGCGAGGAACTTGCTGCTTCCATCGATGCGCGAGAGACAGGGGAAGAGCTGCGCCAAGCGTTCGAGAAGCTGCTCCCGCAGCAACGCAATTTGCTGAAAAAAATTTACTTTGAAGATAAATCAATCTTGGAGATTGCCCGTGAAGAAGGCGTTGCGCCGCAGAGCGTGCATGAGCGGCTGCACCGGATTTACAAACGGCTTAGAAAAATACTGATCACAATTTTTGAGTAATATCCAGAATTTACAACAAAAAACTTTTGAATCAGCCCCCTGATTTTCTCCGTTTTCGTGGCTATAAGGTAGAGGCGCTTTTACGGCCTCAATATACAACGGAAGAGGTGAAACGATGGAAATTCGAATTGAGGGTGTTCAGATTAAAATCCCCAAAGGCAGCAAGCTCAAGTCAATTACGATTTCAGAGCCAAACAGCAAGGCGGCAAAAAGAAGAGCATTGGATTTGGTAGACAAGTTGTTCCAGCCGCTCCTTAGTGAGAGGCAGCAGCCGTGAGGCTAAACAGTGCCAGAGTCCGGCAGCTTTTTGCCGAGTATGGGACTAACCCCTGCCGGCTTGCTCGGCAAACGGGAATCAGCCGGAGCGCACTGTCGAATGCGCTGGTTGGCCGGCGAAACGTAGGGAAAAAGCTGTTGGCCGCCCTGATTCTGGCCTTCCCCGGCGAAACCATTGAAAACTTAGTACTTCCCTGAAAGGCAGGTGGCAATTTGAAGGTTGTATACGTTTGCTCCCCCTTACGGGGAGACATAGAAACCAATGTCCGGCGGGCGCACGGCTACTGCCGGTTTGTTACTCACCAAGGGGCGCTGCCGCTGGCGCCGCACGCCATATTCACCGCGTTTCTTGATGACACCATTCCCCAGGAGCGGCAACTCGGAATGGCTCTTGGGATAGAACTCCTGAAACGCTCTGACGAGCTATGGGTATTCGGCAAGCGGATTACCGAAGGCATGTGTTCTGAGATCGAAGTGGCCACAGAGCGGAATATCCCAATTCAATACTTTGATGAACGCTGCGAAAAGAGGTGTCCTCACGCAGAACCATGATCCAGCTATATCCCCATCAGGAACAATGCCTGGTTGAGACCAGAGGCAAAAGCCGGGTGGCCTATTATCTCGACATGGGCCTTGGCAAAACCTTTGTGGCTGGTGAAAAAGCAAAGGAGCTGGACAAGCCGGTGCTTGTCGTCTGCCAGAAATCCAAGATTGACGATTGGCAGGAGCATTTTGAGACCCACTATGGTGGGCTGCCGGTGTCTGTAATCAACTACGATCTGGCCTGGCGGCGCAGCGAGTATCTCAATTGGGCGGACTTTACCCTCATCCTGGATGAGTCCAGCTTAATCAAAAACGAAACCGCCAAACGCAGCAAGTATATTCTCCATCTGCAGCCGGCCAATGTCATCCTGCTCTCCGGGACCCCTACGGGCGGCAAGTATGAGGAGTTGTGGAGTCAGTGCCGTCTGCTCGGCTGGAACATATCGAAAAAGCTGTTCTATGAGCATTACGTTATTACCAGAAAAATCGAGGTGGGGGGATTTCCCCTTACCAAAGTGGTTGGCTACAAAAACGTCGACCGGCTGAAAGCCAAGCTGCGGCAGAACGGCGCCATATTCATGAAAACCGATGAGGTGTTCGACCTACCGGAACAAGTGGAAACGATGGTCAAGGTCAAGGCGACCAAGGAGTACCGCCAGTTCAAGCGGGACCGGTATCTGGCGCTGGACAGCGCAGAGCTGGTCGGTGACACAACGCTGAAAGAGTTGCTTTATCAGCGGCAGCTCTGCGGCCAGTATAACAAGAACAAGCTGGCGGCCGTGCGCGACCTGCTTGACTCGAACAATGACCGGGTTATCATCTTCTATAACTTTACCGCCGAATTCGAGCTAATCAAAACCTTGACCGACCGGCCGATCAGCTATATCAACGGTGCTGGGACGGATTTGGCAAATTACGAAGCCTATTCGAACAGCATCACCTGCGTCCAGTACCAGGCCGGGGCAATGGGCCACAATTTACAACGCAGCAACATCATTATTTACTTCACGCTGCCCTTAAGCTCCGAACTGTTCGAGCAATCCAAAAAGCGGATTCACCGAATCGGCCAGGCCAGAACCTGTTTCTACTATTACCCCTTAACCGAGAAATCGGTGGAAGAAAAAATACTCAAAGTGCTAAAACAGCGCCGGGACTTTACCAACGCGCTGTTTAAGGAGGAGGCCGGTTGACGGAAAAACAGTTTCAGAACAAGGTCATTGCCTTCTTGCGGTCTCAGAAGATTTACCATGTAAAAGTATGGGGCGGCGGCTTCCAGACAGCCGGCATTCCCGACATACTTTGCTGCATCAAGGGCAAGTTCGTCGCCTTGGAACTGAAGACCGAAAAAGGCAAGCTCACGGTTCTGCAAAAATATAACCTCTTCAAAATCCAGGAGGCGGGGGGACACGCGCGTGTACTTCGCCCGTCGGATTTTGAGGGCTTCAAAAGGCAGGTGCTGACCGGTGCGATTTAGCCACAGCAGAGTCAGTACCTTTGTCCAGTGCCCCTATAAATTTAAGCTGCGTTATCTGGACGGCATCGAAACCATCCAGGACCCGCCAGCGGACAATCCCCTTATCATTGGCAAGGCCATGCATATGGGCATCGAGGAGGGCATACCGGCGGCGGTGCGGTGGTATGCCGAGCAGTTTAGTATCCTTACCGACCTTCATATCCACGAGATCATCAAGCTACAAATCCTGCTGCCGAAGGTGCGGGTGCTGATTGATTACGATGCGTCTACATTCGAGCTTGAAGTCAAGACAAAGGATTTCGTCGGCTATATTGACCTCATTGTCAAAAATGGCGATGGCACGGTCGATATCTTCGATTTCAAGTATTCCAACAACGTGGACCGCTATCTGGAATCCGAACAGCTTCATTTGTACAAGTATTATCTGGAAAAGGTCCATCACCTGAAAGTGGGCCGCCTGGGCTATATCTTTATTCCGAAGACGTCAATACGACAGAAGAAAACAGAGGATTTATACCAGTTCCGGCGGCGCTTGCTGGAGACCCTGCACGAGTTAAAGGTAACCGTTTCTGACGTCGTGTATGACCCGCAAAAAGTAGACCGCTTTTTCCAGGACATCCAAAGCATTCATAGCGCCGCCGAGTATCCGAAGAACCCCACAAAGCTGTGCGACTGGTGTGATTACCAGGAATACTGCGTGAAAGGAATTGATCACATGTTGATTTTACCGAAAAACGAACGGGTTCAGGTGGACAGGGAAACAGCTCCAGTACTGTGGCTGTACGGCGTGCCGTTTAGCGGCAAAACCACCTTTGCCAACCAAGCCCCGGACGTACTGCACCTGAATACCGACGGCAACGTCAAATACGTCGATGGCGCCCGGCTGATTATCCGGGACGAAATCAAGGTGAACGGCCGGATTAAGGACACCGTGTTCGCATGGCAGATGTTTAAGGATGCAGTGGAAACACTGTGCATCGGCCAGCACGACTTTAAGACCATCGTTATCGACTTGGTGGAAGACCTGTTGGAGCATTGCCGGATTTATATGTACGACAAGCTGAACATTACCCACGAGGCCGACGCTGGCTACGGTAAGGGCTATGACATGGTGCGAACCGAATTTTTACCCCAGATCCGCCGCCTTACCAATGCTGGTTACGGCGTCATCCTGATTAGCCATGAGATTGTCTCCGAGATTACCAAACGCAACGGCGAGAAAATTACCACGATTAAGCCCAACCTGCAGGAAAAATACGCGAATAAAATCGCGGGCATGGTCGACATTGTCGGCCGGGTCATTATCGAAGAGGATGACCGCCGCTTCATTAAGTTCAAAACCGATACCGTGCAGTTTGGTGGCGGGCGACTGAAATTTGGCACCGACCGGGTAGAGCTTGACTATTACAAATTCATGGAACTCTACCGGACGGCCAAGCCGGAAACGGCTGTAAAACCGGCGCGGCCAGCGGCGGATGCCGGAGAGCCGGCAGCGGAGGTCCTCCAAGAACCAGGGGATGAGACGCCAATCGAGGCGGTAGACCCTACTAGCGAGGACAAGCCGAAGAGACGTTCCAGAAAATCTGCATAAGTGAATGTGAGGGAGAAGATTTACCATGGCTAATATTTGGGAGAAATGGAATAAAAAAATTGATACTGCCGGCCTTAAGGACGACGTAAAGAAGGCGGCGGACAATAAACAGGAATTTAAAGATGTGCCTAAAGGCAAATATGAGGTAAAAGTTACCAAGCTCGAACTCAAGGCCAGTAAAAAGGCCGATGAGCCGATGCTGGCCTGCTGGATGAAAATTATTGCCGGAGAATACAAGGGCCAGTATGTTTTCTACTACCAAATGCTAACCACTGGCTTTGGTATCCACATGGCCAATGAATTTCTACGCAGCCTGGAGTCGGGTGTAGAAATCGATTTTGAGCATTTCAAGCAGTACAACGATATGCTCCTGGATATCATGGAAGCCATCGAAACGGAAAAATTGGAATATGTGCTTGACTACGGCGAAAACGACAAGGGTTATAAGACTTACAAAATTGAGGATGTTTTCTCCGACTCATGATTTTCTTTGACTTCGAAGTCTTTCTGCATGATTGGTTGGTGGTGTTGGCGGATGCCAACACCCGGACCTTTCAGACCATTATCAACGACCCGGAGAAACTTCGCCGTTTTTATGAAAAGAACAAAAATGAAATATGGATTGGCTACAACTCGCGCAGCTATGACCAGTATATCTTGAAGGGGATATTGCTGGATTTTGACCCGTACGAAGTGTCAAAATTCATTATCGCTGAAGACCGCAAAGGCTGGGAATATTCTAACGCCTTCAACAAGATTCAGTTCTATGTGTTCGATATCATGACCAGCTACCATGGCCTCAAGCAGCTTGAAGGCTATATGGGCAATGACATTAGGGAAACCGACGTCAGCTTCAAAACCGCCCGCAAATTAACAGCAGCGGAACTGCGGCAGGTTGAACAGTACTGCCGTCATGACGTGGAGCAAACCATGGAGGTGTTCCTGAATCGAACTGACGAGTTTGAGAGCCAACTGTCACTATTAAATGCCTTTAAATTGCCACTGAGTTACATCGCGAAAACCAAACCGCAGCTTGCGGCGATCATCCTGGAAGCAACCCGGCAAACGTACAACGACGAGTTTCAGATCACGCTGCCGGACACCTTGCGCCTCAGTAAATACCGGCATATCGCCGACTGGTACAACGATCCGGCGAACCGGGACTATAATAAGTCCTTAAAAGTAGCAGTTGCCGGCGTTCCCCATATTTTCGCCTGGGGCGGTATCCATGGGGCCATTGACAATTACCAGGGCGAGGGTCTGTTCTTGAATATCGACGTGGCCTCCTACTATCCCGCCCTGATGATTGAATACGGCTTTCTGAGCCGCAGCGTTGTCGATCCTGAAAAGTACCGGCAAATCCGGGATGAGCGTCTCCGACTGAAAAAAGAGAAAAATCCTATGCAGCAGCCGTACAAGATTGTGCTCAACAGTACCTATGGGGCAATGAAAGACAAGTACAACGCTCTATACGACCCGCGCCAGGCCAATAACGTGTGCGTCGGCGGCCAGCTTTTGCTGCTGGATCTCATCGAGAAACTGGAGGCGCATTGTAGCATCATCCAATCCAACACGGACGGCGTGATCGTGAAGCTTCACAGCGACGATGTGGATTTTATCAAAGCCGTTTGCGCCGAATGGGAAGAACGCACCCGGATGGTGTTGGAATTCGAGACCTTTGAGCGGATATTTCAAAAAGACGTGAATAACTACATCGTCATTCACGAGGATAAAACCTATAAGTCCAAGGGCGCCTATGTTAAGAAGCTGGATGTCTTAGACAACGATCTGCCCATCGTCAACAAGGCATTAATCAAGTATTTTACCCAAGGGGTGCCGCTGGAAGAGACAATTACAAGCTGCGCAAACCTTATGGAATATCAAAAAATCGTCAAGGTGTCGAGTAAATATATGTACGCCATGCACGGGGATAAAATCCTAAGCGAGCGCGTTCTGCGCGTATTCGCCTCCCGCAGCCGGCATGACGCAGGCGTGTTTAAACAGAAAACCCTGGAGCGTACCGAAAAAATCGCGAACACTCCCGAGCGTTGCTTTATCGAAAACGGCAATGTCAATCACCTGCCCTTGCCGCCGAAACTGGATATTGCCTGGTATATCGAGGTAGCCCGGAAACGCCTTAACGACTTTTTGGCAGGTGGTGCAAAGTAAATATGTACAAGGGATATTTAAAGACCAAAGGCAAGGTGCCGCTGGAAAAGATGGAAGAAATGCGACCTGCTCCCCCAGACCGAGGAGACTATGCCGGCGTACTGGCCGACGATATGATACAGATCGACGTGGATAACAAGGAACAGGCCGAGATCGTCCAAGCAATCGTCAATTACCTGGAATTGAACTGCAACATCTTGAAAACCACAAGGGGACTGCATTTCTATTTTAAAAATCCCGTCGTCAACGGCGTGAAAAACAGGTCGGTTAAGGCATATACCCCGGTTGGCATTAAAATCGATGTTGGCGTAGGCCTAAAGAACGGTCTTGTTCCCCTGGTGGTAAGCGGTACAGCCAGACAATGGCTGAACCAAACCGAGGAGCCTGACGAGCTGCCCGATTGGCTGCGGCCGGTTAAAATCACTCCGGTGGATTGGTTTCATTTCGGGGAGGGCGATGGTCGGAACCAGGAACTGTTCAACTATATCATCAAGCTGCAGTCGGCCGGACTGGCGAAAGCGTCCATCATTGAGGCCATCAATCTTATTAATCGCTTTATCCTCAAAACGCCGCTCACTCAGCGGGAGATCGACACCATTACCCGCGACGAGGCGTTCCCAACGGAGACCTTTTTTAGCGAACGCGGCAAGTTCTTACACGACGGGTTTGCCCGCTGGTTTATAAATAACGAGCATGTGGTCAGGATTAACGGCGTGCTGCACATCTACCAGAACGGTCTGTATACGAATAACTGGGAAATCTTCGAGCGTAAAATGCTGGGCAAACTCCCGACCTTAACATCAAGCCAGCGGAGTGAGGTATTGCGCTACATCCAGGTGACCTGCGACAGCGAAGTCGATCTGGCCGAGCCGCGCTATATTGGCCTGAAAAGCAAGATTTATGATATAGAAACCGATAGTCTGCTTGATTACACCCCGAGGATTGTGTTGAAGAACAGAATTCCGTACGATTACGATCCCGCCGCATATGAGAGAACTGTCGCCTCGGTATTCGGTAAGATCACTTGCAAGGACGATAACCTACGTCTGTTGCTGGAAGAAATGATCGGCTATTGCCTGTACCGGAAGAAATCCTTCGGTAAAACTTTCTTTTTGACCGCCGGCGGCGAAAACGGAAAATCCACCTTTCTTGACATGATCAAAACAATGCTGGGCCGGGAAAATATCGCAACGCTTGAACCGGCCGACTTTGAAAAGCGGTTCGTCAATGCGCAGCTATTCGGCAAGCTGGCGAACATCGGCGATGATATCAGTTCTAACTACCGGGAGAATTCCAGCATCTTTAAAAAGCTCGTCACCGGCGAGAGCATTATGGTGGAGAATAAGGGTGAAACGCCCTTCATCTTAGACAACTATGCTACGTTGGTTTTTTGCACGAATGAGATGCCTCGGATTAACGACCAGAGCCACGGTTTCATGCGCCGCCTGGTTATCATCCCGTTCAACGCCAAATTCAGCGCGGCCGATCCGGATTACGACCCGTTTATCAAAGATAAGCTGCTTACCGAAAACGGCATGATGTATTTAGTGAAACTTGCCGTTGCCGGCCTTAAGCGACTACTTGCACATAAGCGCTTTACGGACAGTGCCCAGGTGGCTGAACAATTGAAGCTGTATGAGGGCATCAACAATCCGGTCTTGTTGTTTGTTGAAAGTCATCCGGTGGAAAATCAAATTGCGCGGGATGTCTATTTACAATACGCCGCTTGGTGCCGGGAAAACGGTCTGGTACCGGTGAGCAATATCAATTTCGGTCGGATTCTAAGCAGTAAAAACCTGTTTAAAACGGTCTTTAAAAAAATTGATGGCAAGTCCTTTCGGATTTACACAAAAATTCAAGGGGCGTAAAGTCACCGAAAGGTACGGGAAAGTCTCCGATGGGTAACGGATGAAACCCTTATGAACACTGATGGTCACAGTAGACACTTCTATTTTATATATAAGAAGAATTATCAAATATATATAAATATATAAAGTATATATATCTTATATAGAGACTGTGACCCGAATTCTAAAGAAAGTCAGTATTTGTGCGGGTTCTCTCGGTTTTTCTTGTCGTGACATTTGTGCCCGATATGTGCCCGGATTGTGACCAGTGAAATGAGAAATGGGAGGACAAGCCATGAATATGCTGCCGATCAATTCCGAATGGAAGCGGCGGATTAAATGGGCCGAAAAGCAGCAGAAAGCTGCCGATAAAGCCAAGAAACAAGCTAAGAAAAAAATGATACAAAAAATACACTCGGTACAGGAGGACTAACCCGTGGACTGCATTAGAGAAGCTGAAAACTACTTGCGCTATTACCGAGAGCTTACAAAAAGCATTGAGCATGCTGACCGGATGATTGGGCAATTAATGTGGCAGACAGCTCCGAAAGCGCTGGGGGCCGTAACGATGGACGTGACCGGTGTTCGGGCCTCCCGCGCGTTCGATGCCATCAATCATATTTTTCAACTGCAAAAGTGGCAGGAGATGCGGGAGGTAACCTTAATCGAAATGGCAAAAGTCGAAGATGTATTGAATACTATTTGCCTTGACCCCGGCTGCGAACGGTACAAGGAAATATTGGTCATGTGGTATGTAAAGAAGATGGAAAAGGAAGATATCGCCTGCTGCCTGGGGTACAGTCAAACATCAAGGCGGACAGTTTACGAGATAAAAGACAAGGCGATTCGAAAGTTTGCTGTTGCGCTGTTCGGAGTAACCGCTTTGCAAGCGATATGAGGAAACAAAACGGCAACACTTTTTTGACTTTGACCGTGCTATAATGATACCAGTGAAAGATATGAGGCCGTCCCATTTGGGGCGGTCTTACTTTTTGTGGAGGTGCCCATATGCCAACGGTAGTGTGTAGCCGGACTGACTGCTTGAATCATGGCGCGGAAGTCTGCATGGCAAATCGGGTGGAGTGGCGACAAGGACAATGCAGTGGCTATATCACGAGCCGGGAAGCGATGAAAGCCAACGCTCCGCCCGTTGAACGAAAACACGGTGCATTCGTCCCGAAGCAGTGCCGACCGATTCGGTGATGGGGTTTAGTGCCCGTTTCCTGGGAATAAATCTGGCGGTTCCTTCCAGCGGGGTGGGGGCCGCAGGGGTCGGCGATGCCGCGATAAATTCCCGCGAAAAATTAAAAAAAATCATTCAACCTTTCAACTTTTCAAACGCACAAATTCAGCGATATTAAGGGTTGGCGGATTTTGAAAGTTGTAAAACCATGGTATTCAACATTACAATACTAAAACTCTAAACGTTCGTTTATGCGGGCGTTTTTTTGTTTGGAGGCAAAGACTTGGAAATTGTCAAACTGCCAATCGAAAAATTAAACGCCGCGCCATATAATCCGCGCATTGACCTAAAGCCGGGCGACAAGGAATATGAGAAGCTCAAGAAATCCATTCTCACCTTCGGCTATATCGACCCAATTATCGTCAACAAACGGGGCCATGTGGTAGTCGGCGGTCACCAGCGATTAAAAATTCTTCAGGCGATGGGACACAAAACCGTCGAGGTGTCCTTGGTGGACTTGCCGCTTGATCAGGAGAAAGCCCTTAACATCGCACTCAACAAGACAGGCGGCGACTGGGATTTGCCGAAGCTGCAGGATTTGCTGGCTGAACTCCAGCAAACCGATATGGACATCGAAGTCACCGGCTTCGATGATTTGGAGATTGAGAATTTACTGGCCTCCGTCTTGGACGGGGAAGAGGACAAGCCGGCTAAAAAGCAAGCGGTTGAGGATGACTTCGACGCGGAGGAAGAGGCTGCTAAGATTAAAGCCCCGGTAACCAAGCCGGGAGATGTTTGGCTGCTTGGCCGGCACCGCCTGCTGTGCGGCGATGCCACCAAAGCGGAAGACGTCCGACGGCTTGTGGACGGCAAGTTGTGCAATATGGTTTTTACCGACCCGCCCTACAACGTAGCATACGTTGGCAAAACGGCGGACAGCCTTAAAATTCAAAACGACAGCATGGCGGATGGCGATTTTTATAAGTTTCTTTTGCAAGCGTATACAAACATGCTGGAAGCGGTGACACCGGGAGGCGCCATTTATGTTTGTCATGCCGACACCGAGGGACTGAACTTCCGCAAGGCTATGGTGGATGCCGGGTGGCTTTTGAAGCAATGCCTCATATGGGTAAAAAACAGCATGGTGCTTGGCCGACAGGATTACCACTGGCAACATGAGCCGATTTTGTACGGGTGGAAGCCAGGTGCGGCCCACACTTGGAACAGTGACCGTAAGCAAACTACGATCTGGCCGTTTGACCGGCCCAGCCGCAGCAGCGACCATCCGACGATGAAGCCGATAGCTATTCCGACCAATGCTATTCAAAATAGCAGTAAGGCCGGCGACATCGTCCTTGACCTCTTTGGCGGTTCCGGCTCCACGCTCATTGCTGCCGAACAGACGGGACGCATTTGCTATACCTCAGAACTAGACCCGATATACGCCGATGTGATTATCGCCCGGTATATTGCCCAGGTCGGCAGTGATAAGGGCGTGTTTCTGTTAAGGGATGGAGAGAAAATATCCCATGCAGATGTTATCGCAAAGGTTGCATAAATGGCGTTTTTATTGATCTTGGCACTGGCATTGACGGCTTCCGTTTGGGTGAAGAATTAACTTGCTTTCCCGTGTGTTCATGGTAACATGTGCACTGACGAAATAAATAAGGGAGGGCTTTTTATGGAGAAGCACGGTTTCAAATTTCATATGATGGTTACTGGCCGTGAGCGAAAAGAAGTGGCTGCTCTAGTGGCCGGCCACTTTGGTACGCAGGCGGTTTACCAGGGCACGCGGGGGTTTGGGTATCTCATTACCACACCTACCGGAAGCGAATGGCTTGTTGACAAGGCTGGCGCGGTTGTTACTGAGGGGCAGGCACAAGACAATGTGGCTGAACTGTTCGCAGTCTTGAAAGTGCTCGAAGAGAACGGGATAGAAGTGCAAGGCCAGGTGGCAGTGACAATCTCTACCAAGGAACACAACGGCGTGACGCTGCGGAACCTGGTCAATATTCTAGCGGGTAAGGAGCGGTTGATTTCCAAAGCGATGGGCACGGGTCATCCCTTTATTGCCCCGGAAATGGTGGAATCGATAAACGCTGTCCGCCTCAAAACCATTGAGGACTTTTTGGAAACGGCAGGCACCGAAGTCTCGCCGGGCCTTGTGGTTACTCAGGACGCCATCACCTTACGCTGGTTTGCAGCAACGCTAAACCCGGTGATCATCGCCGCCTATGTTCAATTCGCCTTTGCGGTAAACGCCATAGCTTTAACTCAGAAATATGCTACGCCGCATGCGAAAGAAACTGCTAATGAAAAATATACGTTTCGGGTTTGGCTACTCCGGCTCGGCTTTATTGGTGATGAATACAGCGCTAGCCGGAAGCTGTTTCTTGGTAGGTTGGATGGCAATGGCTCTTTCCGAACGGAGGAGCAGATCCATGAGGCAGTAAAAAGGCGTAAGGCCCGTTTGGCCACGGGTAGCGCTACGCCTGCTGCCGCCGTGTGAACCCCGCAAGATGGTATTGTAAGGAAATGGAAATAGCTTTAAAAGAGTAAAAGCGTGTTAATTGATGTAAAAGAGGGTAAACATGAGAAAAGGAAAGAAAATCTGTTAAAATCGAATAATTGAGTTGATTTCGTGTGCTTTTGGAGGTAACATGACAGTGACCAAAAGCACAGGAGGTTAGCAGCATGAAAAACCAGTACTTCGGCATCGAAATCGAACTCACCGGAATCACAAGATACCAAGCAGCAACAACCATCGCAGCCTATTTTGGTACAAGCCTTGGTCACCAAAGCGCCTCGTATGGGACCTATAAGGTAGCGGATTGCCAAGGTCGCACCTGGGAAGTGGTTAAAGACGGTAGCATCACGGCTCAGAAAAAAACAAACGGTAGGCGAGCATCGGCTGGCGACGAATATAAGGTCGAGATAGTCTCACCAAAAAGCCGATACGAAGACATCGAAACAGTTCAGGAACTGGTCAGAAGACTTCGCGAGGCAGGCGCGTTCACCAATAGTAGCTGCGGCATCCATATTCATGTCGATGCCGCCAACCATACCGCCAAAACGCTGCGTAACCTGGTCAACCTGATGGCTAGCAAAGAGGACATGCTCTATAAAGCCCTTGAAGTTGACGAGGCACGGATGAGAAGATTTTGCCAAAAGGTGAATGGCAGCTTGATAGAAAATATTAACCGCACTAAACCTGCGACCATGGAAGCACTAAGAACACTTTGGTATAAACCCTATAGCGGGGAAACCAACTATCATTATCACGCAAGCAGATATCATGGCCTGAATTTCCATTCCGTCTTTACGAAAGGGACGGTGGAATTCAGGCTTTTTAATTCCACCACTCACGCCGGGAAGATAAAAGCGTACGTCCAGCTTTGCCTGGCGATCAGCCACCAGGCAATCGCACAAAAGAGCGCGTCGGCCAGAAAAACGGCTACCACGAACGAAAAGTTCACCTTTCGGACCTGGCTTCTACGCCTTGGCCTGATCGGCGACGAGTTCCAAACGGCTAGGCAGCACCTTTTAGCCAAGCTAGAGGGTAACAGCGCTTGGAGATACGCGGCGTCATAAGAAAATAAGGCAGGGCGGCTTTGCCGCCCCGCCGGAATAAAGAGCGGAGGAATGATGATGACTAAAATATATCTGGCTTATGGCAGCAATTTGAATATTGAACAGATGGCAAGACGGTGCCCGACCGCGCGGGTATTGGGGCCGGCGAAGCTCAGGGGATACAAAGCAACCTTTCGGGGTATGGATGGCGGCGCAGTGATGAATATTGAACGGGACGCCGCCGGTGTAGTGCCGGTGCTGCTCTGGGCGATTGAGCCAGCCGACGAGGTGGCGCTGGACCGTTATGAAGGCTTTCCGCGCCTTTATCGTAAGGAAATCGTGACAGTCACCTTTAAGGGTGAGCGGGTCAAGGCGATGGTGTATGTTATGAACGAGGGGCCGCCGCTTGGTACGCCAGGCAACAAATATTACTATATCATCCAGCAAGGTTACCAGGAGGCCGGGTTTGATATCGGCATTCTCCACCGGGCGATAAAGGAATCGGCTTTCCCGGAACAAGAGCCGCGATACAAGCCGAATTTTAACTTTAGGTGGTGATAATAATGCGAGTAATGATGAATGACAGAGTATATAGCGGATCGCCGAAAGCTGTGGTCGATGAAATGTGGAACGAGTGCTTTCACCGGGACACGCTGAATCACATCGAGGAATACATCGCGTATGTGGCCGGTAACGTGTTCAAATTCGCTGGGTTCGGCATTGATATTAACGCCCGGACAATAGAAGAAAAAAGTCGGCGATTGCTGGATGGATTGGTGGCGGCAGGCATTGCGAGTAAAATGGAGAATTAGAGAGAAAACGTGTGAAAAACAGAGATATTTCTTGATTTCCTGTGCTTTCAGAGCTAACATGAACACAACAAAGCACAGGAAGGAGAAAAGAAAATGATACTAGGATACCCCCGCAAACTGGTTTCTAAAGAGCTTCAAAAATTGAATATATTTGTACCACCCAGATATGTAACAGAAAAAGACGTTCTCTTAATTCACAAAATTCGCGAGGAACGGCTCCGGGATAATTTAGCTAGAAGTAGGAGCGTGTAAAAATGAAGTACGCTAAAGGAACTGTTTTTGCATCGTATGATGAACTGTATACGCTAGTTGGCACAGCCTATATTGTAAACGACAGTTATGTACTGGCGCCACAAGACGAGGAAGACACCGAGGTGATACTTTATACCGAGGCCGAGATCGAGGAAGGGCTGGAGGAAGGCTGGCTGGTTATAAAATAATAAGTGAATAAAAAGGAAGCCGACGCCGGTTTCCTTTTTATTTACGTTCAAACACGCAATCCTTAGATAATCGAAGATAATCGATGAAATATGAAGAAATGAGTTGATTAACTGTGCCTTAAGAGCTATCATGAACACACAACAAGGCAAGCGTGTTTTATAAGAAAAGCCCGTACCCTTACCGAACTAAAAGGAGCTACCGGCAAAGGCAGCGAGTATGTTATCGAAAAGACCATCGAACTGGAACCGGCGGCATATAGAGAGTTTAGCAACTACTTGTTGGAAGACCGAGAATTTATTGAAGACAATATAAGCGAAATGTACCTTGATACTGAAAATGTACGGCACTGCCTATTGGTCAAGGCCAAGGGCGGACGCGACGGGATTTTGGTTGAGGCAGAAGGCTATAGCTACGCCCGCTACGCAGCATACTGCGCCGCCTGCTAGGATGAAACAAAAACGGCTAAAGGGCTTTCCCAGGAAAAGTCCTTTAGCCAATGTTGATATTAAAAGATAAACAGAGATAATTGATGAAATCGGAAGATAAAACTTGATTAACTGTGCTTAAAGAGCTATCATGAACACAACAAAAGCACAGGAGGCTAAAACGATGAAATACGCTAAAGGAACCCTTATTACACTGAACGGCAGTAAACAGAACTATAGGCTAGCTGGCAAATGGCATAACGCCTGGGTATTGGCTTCTGAAGACCCTCGGGATACCGAGATAGTGATGTATACCGAGAACGAAATCGAGGAGGAAATCGAAGCAGGCCGGATCACAGTTATATAATAGAAGGAAAGTACAGCAAGAAGCCGTAAAGGGCTTCTTTTTTTATGGGCGGAAAGGGGGGGAGCGACCGATATGGCAGACGAGTGGGGCCGCGTGATTGGTGGCAAAAAATGTATTTCCACCTCAGACCTATGCGAATTACTGGGCATAGATAAATCCACCCTGACCTACTGGGTCCGGGACGGATGCCCCAAAGAAGAACACGGCTGGTGGTGCCTCAAAGATATTCTTCGCTGGCGGGGGCTGGTAGGGAGCGGCATCCGTACC